TATTGTTCCCCCTCATCGTCCGAACCCATTTCCTTGGAAATGTCCCAAAATTCTTTCGAACCCAACTTAAAACTGGGTCTATTTTCGGCCTTATACCAAAAAATCTGATCATTTAATTTGTTGGACTTGGCATTGTTATTAATCACCAAACATTCGTAATTTTCTGTGGTTTGATCCATAACCGAACAAAAGGATTCCAAGGTGGGAAACATGGAGGCATAGTTTTCCCAAATGCGTTTGCGATTGGTCAAATAAGGTTCTCGCAAAATAAATACATAATCTATATTCGTACGTAAGTTTGGAGGAATACCTAACGGATATTGCATGGTAATAATAAGCATAATCTTCCAATGACGACCATTCATGAAAAGAAGACGCATCATTTTGTCTTTTGTCCATGATTGATCGTACAAACAATCATCTAAAATGACAAACGTTCTTGGATCTATCGTTGTTCGATTGAATTGTTCTTTTTCTTTGTTCATTTGTTTTAGCACCGCTTTTTGCCGGCGTAATACATTTTCCACTAACACCGTATTGTATTCTTCGTGAATAAACAGTTTGGGAACATGCGCAGAATAAAACCCGTTACCCGCTTCTGTCCCCGAAATCACTGTACCAATGGGAATGTCTTGGTGATGGAATAATAAATCACGCACTAAAAAAGATTTACCTGTATCACGACGCCCAATCATGACAATTACTGGACCTTTATTTTCATTCGGCTTGAACGTAATCCATTTCATATCGAATTTTTTTAATTGTAATGTCATACTTTAGGAAATACTATACTAAACCTGTTAGATTAAAATCACGTAAAACAAATGCACTTTACGTTTATACGTAATTTAAAATCTATTTATAAACGTTATACTTGTCAATAAAATGGAGTTGAAAGCAATCCATTATGCGAAACCGAATATGGTTAATTTAGAAGAATTGCAAAAACAAAATGAAGAATCGGAGTACAATCCTTTTGAGATTTCCGAGTTGCAATTTTACAATCCATTGTATCAACGATTTTTTGAAATGAATGAAAACAATTACCAGAAAATCGCCCTAAACCATCCTTATCACATTCGCGATTTACAACACGTCGAACATTTAGAAACAAAGGAAATCTTGGAAAAACCGGTTTTTGTGAAATTTTCACCTTTATTAGACCCATATCGATACATGATTGGAAAATACAAGTTGGAAGACAATAATATTGCCACTATTCCTAAATTAAATAGTACTCTGGAAGAGGTACATCCGAAAATGTTATTTCCACACAATACTTCTTATGTGGATTGTTTCTTCACCTATTTGTCTTCCTGTTTATTACATCAAAAAAATTTCGAACACGGCATTGATTTTTACGGGTCTTTTCTTGGAATTCAGAAAGTACATAAGGTTTGTGTAACAGACGATGTGGAATATTTACACCAATCTGAATTTTATAACAAACACGTGGGTGAATTGTTTTATGTGGATCAACCCGAAATGATTGAAGGCGATGAAATTTCTATTTTAGGAGGTTCGCGAAAGAATCGTAAAAAACTATGTTTGGAGGAAGAAACTGTTTTTCAATTCGACGATTTCCAAGAATTAGAAGCCAGTCATGAATTATGTCAAACCATGTTGGCTGAAATCCAAGATTTAGAAACGATTTACTCGAAATCCAATTGTTCGGCTTCTTCTTCGCGATCTTCTTCCGATACAAGCAATGATAGTGAATTGAATTATAGTTCAGAAGAAGAAGAAGGAAGTGAATCGGGTGAAGGAAGTGAATCCAGTGAAGGAAGTGACTATTCTTCTTCCGAAGAAGAAGAGGAAATTTACGGGTATATTCACAATTTCCCTATTCAAATGATTTGTATGGAAAAATGCGACGGTACATTGGATAGTTTATTGGAAAATGATGAATTGGAAGAAGACAGTGGTTGTGCTATGTTATTCCAAATCATTATGATGCTCCTCACTTATCAGAAACATTTTCAATTTACTCACAACGATTTACACACCAATAATGTAATGTACGTTAAAACAGAAAAACCTTTTTTGTATTATGAACACGAAAACAAAACCTATAAAGTTCCCACCTATGGTCGAATTTATAAACTCATTGATTTCGGTCGCGCCATTTACAAGTATGACAACAAAGTCTTTTGCAGTGATAGTTTCGGTCCGGGAGGTGATGCTTCCACGCAATACAATTGCGAACCCTTTTTCAATGAAAACAAACCTCGCCTCGAACCCAATTTTGCGTTTGATTTATGTCGTCTTGGAACATCCATTTACGATTTTATGATGGACATTGAAGACGACATTTCCACTTACGATGAATTCCAAAAAATCATATACGAATGGTGTTTGGACGACAATGGAAAAAACGTCTTGTACAAGAAAAATGGCGAAGAACGATATCCGTGTTTTAAATTATACAAAATGATCGCCCGTACTGCTCATTATCACACACCCGAAGCCCAGTTAGAACGCACCATTTTCTCTCAATATGTGATTGAAGAAGACATGAAAGAAAAAACAGAGTTGTTTTCTATATAAAATAATAATACCACATATTATGTTATACACCATTTCGCATTTTCAATGCGAAATGGTAACCGGTTACCATTCACTCATTTACGCCTATAAAATGGGCATAAATGAGAAAAGGTGTAAGAAAGTTATCTTAAAACATAGTTTAGTTTTCTTGTACATCAATAATACGTAATATTTCCTGCATTTCATTGTCGGGAATGCGATCGTGTTGTCCCATATGTCGAGCCATGGGATCAAGATCTAATGGCTGTTGAGGAGGAACATATTCACCATCAGTCGTGTAAAGAGGATCACGGCAAATGGGACACTTGTTATTTAATTGTATGACATGATTAGCACATGTATCACACAAATAATGACAGCACCCAGGTACATATAATTTATCGGCTTCAATTTCTTCGTAACAAACTGGGCATTCAGAACGCTTATCATCTTTGGTGTAATATTCCTTTAAACGGTTAATTATACGCGTCACGTCGGATTTGTTTTTATCCATAAGTCGTTTTTTCTCTTTCTCGCATTTTCGTCGAATACGGTGTCGTAATTCACTTTCTCGCGCCAAACGATCATAAAACTCAACACGAATGCGATAACATACTTGATCGAAATTTCGCATACGCTCACGCAATTGTCGAATCGTTTGTTCTTGGCGTTGAAATCGCGCATCATCATTGTTTGGAGTAGGAAATGGTAAGTTCATTCCGTTTCCCAGTCGCAATCGAATATGTATAATAAGTACCTGGTTTTCGTCAATTTCACGTTGTACAATCGATACCCTATTCCATGATACTGTCGAATGAGGGTCAAAATAGGTTGCGAATTTTTCTTCAAATACTTCGATTGTGGGTCGATCTTGTGTTTTCGGTGTTTCAACATAATGCACCTCTCCATCCACATATTCCGGTACGCGCTCATTGTAATGTATTGGCATATGCAAGGTAAACATGTGCAAGGAACCCGTGTTTCGTTCATTATTTTTTGTAAAATCGTATTTGTCCAAATTAAACTGGATCATAAACTCTTCAAAAGAGCTTAGAAATTTACTAATTCTTGTCATTTTGATGTATATTTATAGTGAAGCTTATTTTTAACCCTTTTTAAATATCAATTTTGTATAACCAATGAATATATGAAACATTGTTCTGTAAAGCAGTTAAACATAATGATTCTAATTTGAATATAATATGTTGCCATCCGGTATTGATTATAGCTTCAGTGCTCAAGAAATCGAGGACAAAACGTCGAAAATTTTAGCGGATTACGATGAATATTATGATATATTCATGAAAACCACGTTTCCCTCCAAAGAAGAATTTTTCGCATTTTATGAGAAGACCAATGACTGGGATTTGACGCTGGAATGCATGGATTTTATGCAATATGTTCATCCCGATTCGGAAGTGCGCAATGCTTCAGTGGAAGCATCTAAGAAAGTATCCACATTTTCCAACAAATGGTCTATGGATCTTGGTTTATACCAAGCCACCAAGAAAAATTACGAACAATTTTCCGATGTTTTCGACGCCGAAGAAAAACATTATATGGAAACAATTATGAAGAATTACAAGCACAATGGTATCCATTTGGAGGAGTCCAAACGCAATGAGTTGCAAAAATTGTCTGATACATTGAGCGATTTGTCTATTAATTATAGCAATAATTTGAATGAAGTCAAGGATTTTTTGGCTTTCAGTGAAGATGAATTGGATGGTGTTGATAAAGATTTTTTGGAAACATTGGAAAAAACCGAAGATGGCAAATATAAAATCACCACCAAATACGACCACATCAACAATGTGATGCCGTATTGCAATGTGGAACACACACGTAAGCAAACCAGTATTCAGTTTTTGAACCGCGGTAAAGAACCTTTTCACAATGAAAAAATGCTGCAAGAATCACTGGGTTTGCGACAACAAAAAGCCAAATTATTGGACCACGAAAATTATTCCGAATATGTCTTGTCTCATGAACGCATGGCCAAATCCTCCAAACAAGTATTGGCGTTTTTGCATAGTTTATTGGAAAAAATGAAGATTAGTTCCAAGAAAGACGTGGAAACCTTGTGTAATCATTTTGGCCGAAGTCAATTGGAATCCTGGAATAGCGCCTATTATACTAATCTTTATAAAAAGGAGTTGTTGCAATACGACGAAAAGGAAATCCAAGGATACTTCCCTTTGGAGAAATTGTTGCCCAGTTTGTTGGCCACTTTTGAGGAAATTTTCCATTTACAAATATCGGAAGTGTCTTTGGAGAAACATCAAACATGGCATGAATCCGTGAAATGTTATGAAGTAAAAGACAATGAAAACGGAGTGTTGGGGGATTTGATTGGACATTTTTACGTGGATTTGTACCCACGCGAAGGGAAATATGGACATGCCGCCGCTTTTACGCTGAAACAGGCTTACACAGAAAACGAAATGCGCAGTACTCCTGTATCGGCCATGGTGTGTAATTTCTCTCGCGCCACTGCCGACAAACCGGCTCTATTGACCTTTCGCGAAGTGGAGACCTTTTTCCACGAATTGGGTCATATTTTCCATCAATTGTTGAGTAAAAATCGTTTTGCCATGTTTAGTGGTACAGCAGTCGAATGCGATTTTGTCGAATGTCCCAGTCAGGCATTAGAAAATTGGTGTTACGAAGAGGATTTTTTGACACGCATTAGTTGTCACTATGAATCAGGAGAACCTTTGCCAAAAGACTTGATGGATAAAATCAAATCCAATAAACATTTGTTTCAAGGATTGCATTATATTCGTCAATTGCAATTTGCGCTATATGATATGACATTGCATATTAGTTTGGAGGAGCTTGATGTAGTGGAAGAATATAATAAAATCCAGGCTGAATTGAGCCCAATGGAGCACTGTGAAGGATGTATGGCGGCGAATTTCTGTCATTTGATGGGCGGATACCAAAGCGGGTATTATGGTTATTTGTGGAGCGAAGTATATGCCGCCGAGGTCTTTCAGCTATTCAAAGACAGTGGAAATATTTTCAATCGCGACGTGGGTTTGCATTATCGCAAATGTATATTGGAAAAAGGAGGTACACAAACCGGATTTACCATGTTGGAAAATCTTTTG